CGCTGGTGAAGGCAACCCCGCCAAGCGTTTGCGACATGGTGCGTACCAGCTGACTGCACTTCTTGCGCACAGCTGTGTTGGCGCTGCCGAGAGCGAAATTGACCGGCGCGACCGCAGTAACGCCGAATTCCGAATAGAGGTCGTAGATCGTGTTACCGTCGCGGTCGACGATCAAACCCTTGATGGCGCCGACCCGCTGGAATTCGGTCGTGACGTCGAGCTGAGCTGTGAACATCTCCATGCGGCCTGCGAGATAGGTCTCGACAGACCGGGACTGCATCTGCGGTCCGAATTCACGGACATTTTGCACTTCTTCAGCCAGCACATTGTCGTCCAGCTGATAGTGCGGGACTTTTAAGATCCGGGCCCGCCGCAAAGGTTTAGGGCGGGTCTCGCCGGGTCCGCCACGCGGCGTCGGATTGACCAGCGTCAGGATTCCGGCCTGCTCTTCGATCGCGATCGAGGTCGTCGGCACGGGTGCTTCGTTGAAAAGACCGAGCGAGCCGAGCCGACCCGGCACGAAGGGAAGCTTGTTGATCGAGTCGGTCAGCGACACAAAGTTGAAGGCGTCGTTGTTAAAGACGTCGAGGATCTGTTCCATCATCTATTCCTTGCGTTCTCGATCCTCAGCGCACCACGATGCCTGCTGCGCGCAGCTGATCCCACTTGGCGGATTTTTTGGCGTCGTCATCGACACTGGCGTCGTAGATGAGCCCGAAGCGGTTCACTTCGGCATGGCGCATCACGCCGACGGCGAGCGCGTCGGCGTCTGTCGCATCAACATGGCCGACCAGGATGGCCGACGCTGTCTCCGAGCCATCGGCGGCGGTTTCCGGCGATGGCACAAATTTGCTGCTTGCGGTCACCTGACCGAGCACGGTGCCGGGTAAAAGCTTCCCAGCGCCCGAGGCAATCACGATTCGGTCGCGCGACAACCGACCCTCGGCATCTTCGGAAAGGATGAAGTTACCGTCATGGGGGATCTCAGAGAGCACGGTCATAAAGTTCTCCTGTTCGCCGCATCGATCGGTGCGGACGCGCTGGTCTTGAAGCTGAGCCCTTATGCTTGACGAATTGACTCGTACTGCCGCATGAAGGGCAGAGCATCTCGCGAGTTTTCTTTCCGCGTTTGCGGGTGAGGAACGATTCGATGTTAGAGCGCTGGACGCATTGGGCGCGCCTCGTCAAGCGAGATGCACATGCTCTTTATCTCGCCGCCCGTGATCCTCGGGTCCCTTGGTACGCCAAAGCGTTGGCACTCGCTGTCGCGGCTTATGCGCTATCGCCTATCGACCTAATCCCAGATTTCATTCCTGTCCTTGGATACCTGGATGATCTGATTATCGTGCCAGCGGGCATTGCGTTGGTAATAAGACTTGTGCCACCCGACATCATGGCTGAACACCGTGCTCTTGCGGTGGCAGCTCAAGATCGGCCGGTCAGCAGGATAGGTGCGGCTATTATCGTCGGACTTTGGGTGCTGAGTATTGGCCTCACGCTGTGGTGGGCCAAACGCTTCATATAGTGAACATTAAGCCTTGGTCGGAGCCGTCCTCGTAGAGGACGGACATAAAGCTCTCGTTCAAAGTCTCTACCTTATCGGAAGAGCGCGGATCCTGTCGAAGATCGTGTCCTCATCCGCTTCTGACGTTTCAGAAACATCTGCCGCGTGCGCCGACGAAATTTCCAGACCCAATCCCTGCCTCGGTTCTGGTTCCAACCATGAAGAGATCGCCAAAAGAACCGCTAGCAGGGCCGGGCCTACGACCATGAAGTATGAACCGAGAGGAATTGACCGGCGTTGCATGAAGCGGAAACGCCAGCTCGCCTCCAGTGCTCCACACGACCGTGTCACGCCGTGCTTTACTTGGACGCGGCAGCCACCGCTGCTCGCCGGCGCGCATAAACGTCTTCGGTGCTGATCACGCGTGGCGGCTGATTGGTTGTCCGCTCGCCGCCGGAGCCGAGCTTCGGTTGCACCTCCCGCGCCATAGCTTCGTCGAGACTTCCCTTGGCCGCCGGTGACTTGGCGAGGGCTGCGAGCGCGACCTCTGCAGGGAACGCGGTCTCGAAGGCAAAGTACTGAGCAAGGTTTTCGCGGCCCTTCGCAGCTTCACTCGTCAGAATGCCTTTTATCCGATCCCGTTCCGCCAAGCCGCCACGCTGCGCACCCTCGGTGGCACCCGCTGAACGCGCTTCACTCAGTTGGGCCGCGACGTCATTGCCGGCCTGGACCGGTTCTGCCAGTTCACGGGGGGGCGCGGCTTCGCTTTCGGCCGCAGCGCCCGCGGCGGCCAGGATTACGTCTCGCATTGCTGTCTCCTAATGTCTGGCCTTGATCGCTTTCACGAAGCCGTCGAAGGCCTCCAGTGCATGACCGATGGCGTCGGCGAGCCCGAGCCCAACCGCATCCCGGCCGCGATAGTCCTGCGCCTCAGTCGCCAAGGCGGCTTGCGCGGTGAAACGCGAACCACGGAAACGCCCAACGCTCTCGGCGAACGTCTGCCTTGCTTCTTGGAGATCGCCGACCATTCGCTGGGCAACCTCGTCGGAGAGCGCCTCGTAGGGGTTTCCAGCCATTTTTTGGGCCCCCGCCCGCAGCACCGTGACCTTCACGCCCTGCTGCTCAAGCGCTTTCGACCAGTCGGCATGCAAGGTCACCACGCCGATCGAGCCGGCGCGACCGTGTTCGGGCATGACGATCTGGCGCGCCGCTGAAGCCAGAAGGTAGCCGGCCGACAGGGCATGATCGGTCAGAATGGCTAGCGTTGGCTTTTCGGCCGACAGCCGGGCGATTAGATCGGCGGTCTCAAAAGCGCCGGCAAGCTCGCCGCCAAAACTGTCGACCTCGAACACCGCGGCCTTGATCGCGGGATTGCGTAAAGATCGCAGCACCTGCGCCTGCAGTCCCTCATAGGAAGTCCGCCCGGACATGGCGCCGACATAGGCGCCCTTGTGCACCAGCGTGCCTTCGATCGGGATCAGCGCGACCCCATCGATCGTGTCGAACATGGCTGACCCGTTGGCGTCATATCGCCGACCGGTACGATCGCCGATGCGACCAGCTGACGGCCGGCCATTCTCAAACGCCGCATGATCGACGCGTTCGCCGACGCCCTCCAGCACCACACCGCCCTCGACGATCCGTCCGCCGATGCCGGCGAGCGCAGCATCGAGCTTGCCCGGATGCATCAAGAGTGGCGTGTTGAACACACGCGCGGCCAGTTCAGGGCGTAAGATCATGCCAGCGCCTTTTGCCGATTGGCTGGTAAATCTTCTTCATTGTCACCGGATGGCGCAGCCTTACGATCGAACATCGCGTCGGGGTCGAGCCCAAGCGCCAGCATTTCTTTTCGCTCGCGCGCCCGCTGCTGGATCGTCTCGAGATAATCCTCGCCCTGTTCGGCGCATTCGCGCTCAAGCGTCGAGAGGCCCGCCGCCAAGCGCTCGGTCGCAGCCGTCGCCTCCTTGTGCGGATCGACCCAGCCGCGGCCGGGACCGATCCATTTGGCCGCGCAATAGGCGGCCTTGGCCTGCGGGAAATCGGGCGCCCCCTTGGGCAGTGTTACGACGCCACGGTCGATAGCTTCTTCCAGCCAGCCAGCATAGATCGGCGCCATAAAAGCTTGCGCGAAGTGCTCCTTGCGGGCGGTGAAGCCGCGCCAGACTTCGAGCAGAGCCGCGCGCGCCGAGGAATAGTTGACCTGGCCCCAGTCCATCGACAGCTGTTCATAGGTCATGCCCATGGCGGCTGCGACATTGCGCAGGCTCGCGCGCTCGAAGGCTTCGAATACGCTGTTGGGATGGTTCGGCTTGGTCAGTGTGACCTTCTCGCCCGGGAAGGTGAACGCGATCTTGGCGCCGCCGACATTGATCGGTGCGGCCTGGTAATAGTCGAGGCGCTGCTGCTGGTAGGCCGACAACTCCTCGCCGCCTCCCAGTGCCGATGCAAACTGGTCATGATCGAACGGGCTTTCGACAAATGCCGCCATCACTGCGTTCAGCACGGCAGCCTGCAGTTCGGCCTCATCGTAGCGCCCGAGCATGCGCAGCCGCTTGACGATCGGCGCCAGCACCGAGACGCCACGATACTGGCCGGCGCGGCCCGGCTCGAAGGCGTGCACCACCACCCGGCGGCCGAAACTGGTTTCGCGCGGGATCCGCTCCCAGGTCCAGAACATCGGGTTGAACACGTTCTGGTCGCCAGGATGCGACCGGCGAATGTGATAGGCGACCGGCTCGCCGTGCTCACCGAGCTCGATGCCCTGCCGGCGCCAGTAGTTATCGACCGCGTTATAGGGATTCGACAGCCGGTCCGGATCGATGACCTGAACCGCAGTTGCATAACGTCCGCCGCGCGGCAGCCAGAGAATGGCGGCGAGCGCCTCGCCATCCATCAGTCGATGACGGAACGCCAGCGCGAGGAGCCCGCCCATGGTCATGCGCCGGCCGGCGTCACACCAGCAATCGGGGTCCTCGGCAAAATCCTTCCAGGCTGCCTCGATGTCGGAGGCCAGATCCGAGGCAACATCCGGATCGATCTTCAGCGAGCGCGCATTGGGTTTCGACGACAAGCGCCAGCCGGCGCCGATCACGGCATCGACTTGCCGGGTGACACCGCCCGACGCCCAGCCGTCGTTGCGGGCGAGATCATGGATCCGCGCCGCCAGCACCGGACGATCCGGCGACAGCGCCGTCTGCGCCGACCACAAGGGCGGGCGCCATTGCGCCAGATCCGGATCGGCAACCGAAGCGCCGGCATAGCCGGCCGCCAGCATGCGCGCTGTGGAACGCGGCGCGGCCGGGACTTTCACGGGACTGCCGTCGGGCCCGAGGAGACTTGCCATCAGAAACTCACCCGGCGGGCAAAGCCGCGACCGTTCAGTCCCAGTTTGCTCCGCAGCTCAGCGATGTAGCCGCGCAGTGTGCTGACATTCTGCGCGTTCCATTCCATGCTCTTGTCGCCATGGCGCATCCGCGCGACGCTACCTTGAACGACAACCGCATGCAGCGCGGCCTCGGCCTCGGCGAGTCGTGCGCGCCAGAGCGTGATCTCCGCTGTCGTCGCCATGTTTCATCGGCCCATGTTGAGCCGCGCCAAGGCGGCGACGCTGGTCACAGGCTTCACCGGCTGCACGGTTTCGGTTTGTAGTCTTGCTTTCGGCTTTGGCTGTCGCGGCTGCGCCGTGTCGGCGATGCGTTGCACGCCCAGCATATAAGCCGCCGCATAAGCCATCGCCTCGCAGTCGAGAAAGTGGTTGTCGCGCGAGCGCTGTATCCAAGTGTAGCCGCCGGAAGGCTTCTTGACCCGGCCTTCGGAGACGATCTGCCGGCAATAGGCCTCCGTGGTGTCGCTTGGCAGATGCCAGCCGCCGGGCTGATCGTCCGGCCAGCGCACGCGTTCATGCACCCAAGATTTGAAGAAGTCGCTGTCGAGACGAACCAGATCAAGACCGTACTTGGCAGCCTTGCCCTTGGGCGTCACGTCGATGCGCTTGACCGACAGCGGCTGGTCGCGATGGTCGAACCCCTTCACCGCA